AGTAAACCAGGCAATCTGCGCCGGCGATATCTCAAAGCCTACAAACAACTACTCGTTGGGCCGCGTGATTTGAACAAAATCAGTGGTATCACCGCCTTCGTTAAGAATGAAAGATATTTTGAAGAAGGTAAAGCCCCTCGAATGATTATGGGACGGGATCCCCGTTTCAACATCCTTTATGCCAGATTTGTCTCAAGACTAGAAGACTCATTCTTTAAACTGCCCCAAGTTGCGAATTCTTGTGACTATATGGAGTGCGGTGAGAAGTTTTCTAAGTTATTGGGTAATTGGATGTTTGAAAACGACATGTCGAAATATGAAGCAAGTCAACGCTTCTTTGCCCTCGCGCTTGAGTATATGGTGTATTCGCGTGTAGTTGGTGAAGCTGAGCGTGAAGATCTGGCTACACTGTTTAGTGTTAAGATGACTAAGAAAGGTCACACACAAAATGGTGTTCGCTTCAATTTTGATTTTTGTCGAGGATCTGGTGATATGGACACCAGCCTCGGTAACGGTGTGTTGAATTACATTTCCACTATGTATTTTAAGATCATGAATTTTTGCAGTCCATCATGCAAATTTTCAGAATGCAATTGTGGTTTTGATGGTTTTGTCCTCAAGGGTGATGACTCATATGGAAGTTGCCCGATCGGTAGTGTGCTTAAGAATACGTACGCCGATTTTGGATTTGAAGCCAAATTAATAATACGCACTGATCCCCTCCTTACGGAGTTCTGCTCTGGACATTTTGTTCCACTGACAGATGGCAGGTTTTACTATGTACAGAAATTACGTAAACTGCTGTCTGGTCTGTCTGTTATCATTAACGCAGACGTCATCAAGAATGGTTGGACTGCACATTATTTACGTTCTTTGGGAGACATGTATAGTGTGCTTTATGGACAACTACCTGTTTATGGTGACATTGCAGAATTCCTTAAAACTGCCTCAATGAAACTGAGGATCAATACCAACTTGGTCCAGGAGAGTTATGGTGCTTCCGAAGCGTTTGCTAACTTTAAACGTAGTGTCGAAAAGATAGACGTTTGCACGCAGACAACGCTCAACATAGCTCTTGCGAATGATATGACATTCGCAGAATTGCAGGCAATTACAACGACCTTGCGGACATCTAAGATTGAACTTCCACCGGAACATCGGAGGAGGTGTAATCTGAGGTCGAGACGTGCAGACGCATTTGTGACTGTTACTGAAGATATTTTGACTGGTTTTGATAAACGTCAACTGACTATTAAGCAGAAGTTGTGGAGACGACTACTTCTTCAAACTGATAGGAAACCAATCAACGCCCTAGGCCAAATACACAGGCTTTCCTAGGGTTGATCTTTTTCACACCAGCAGGGTTAATTGCTGGTGTTAACATCACATCTTATAGCCAAACCGCGTTGCGGTTAACCAGGCG